GAAATGGAAGGCATATTCGAGATGCGTTGCGACAACCTGGACGCTGAGGGTCGTGCTCTGGTGGAGGCATGGCTGAACTAAATCACCAAAGCTGAGTAATAAATGACGGGGTGTCCTGCTGGCTAGTCAGTCTTACCTACAACAAAGAATGGAGAATCAAATGATTGATATCAAATATCCTGAAGTTGAAGTGGACCTGGCTGGTGAAGACGGTAACGCCTTTTCCGTAATGGGTCGTGTCCAGAGGGCAATGCGTCGTGCCGGTGTTCCTGCCGGTGAGATTGAGGCTTACCTGAAGGAGGCAGGAAGTGGTGACTACGACCACTTGCTCGCCACTACGATGCGTTGGGTCTACACGAACTGATGGAGGTTACGATGAAGCACAAGTGGACAAGTGAGGATGGTCTCCCCATTGAGGGAACTTTCGCTCACCGCTTGCTGTCTGATGGTCGCCCGAATGTTGAGCTGGTCGAGCCTGTCCGGTTCAACTGGGATGACTACAATCTGCGACTGAAGGTTGGCGATATTTTCTACCGCTACCCTTTGGCACCTAACGGCGAATACGATGAGAGTGAAATATACCGGGTCTGCCTAAAGCAGAATGGTGTTGCTTACTTGATTCGTTTTGCCGGGACCGGCTCGGTATTTGCCGATGAAACCTGGTTCCGTGGTCGCACGATAACCGGTAAATCTCGCCCCTGGGGTTACACAACCGTTGCCCGTTACACGGTTCCGGCAAAACCCGGTTGCGAGATTACTCGGATACATGAATGGGCGCTTCAATACGCTCGTTTCTAATCGGGTGGGGTGGGGGACCTTGGTCCCCTGCCCTACTCTTTACAAAGAATGGAGAATGTAATGAACAAGAACGTACCTGCGAAAGTTGAACGGTATATGAAAGTCATGGAGCGATTGCGTGACGCCAAAGATACGTCTAATACGTCCTCTGGAGAGTGGACGATGACGTACCCCTGGAACCGTGGTGAAGCGAGTGAGCTTCAGAGCCACATACATAAGATGATTCGCGTGAAGCGTGCCGAGCTTTCAGAGCTTGAGAGCGCTTGGTGTGAGTTTGTTGAGATGACCGATGACGGTTGCGTTGAAGCATATTATGAGTTGCTAAGGCACGGATGAAGATGCGTGAATGGGAAATAGTGGAGGTGAAGAAATGATTGGTCCTTACTTTATCTGCTTGGACTGCGTTTACTACCATGAGTACGGGGTGCTTCTTGGAACGCCCCTTGACCGCTACTGGGAAGTTGCCCGTCATGCTAGTGGCGCATTCTCGATTGACGTGCCCATCGATGAAAGTGATGGTTTTGTTGCTTTCAGTCGCGAACCTTGCGATGCCTGCGAAACACACCTTGTGGGGCAGAGATTCCCCGCTCAGTACACGGAGTTGAACAAATGATGAGTCGCAAAGATTACGTTTCAATCGCTGAAGCTATTGTCCCCTGCGGATTGGAGATGGGTGTTAGTGACTATGAGTTGCTAGTGGACCGCTTGGGCGATGTGTTCGAGCGTGATAACCCCCGCTTTGAACGTGAGCGTTGGGAACAAGCCTGCAACTTGCATTACATCCACATCCGCTGAATACAAAAGACCCCTGGAGCTTATTGGCTCTGGGGGTTTTTTGTGCCTACCTTACCTCGGTGGGTTCAGTCACCCGGATTTCACGCTTTGGCTTTTCAGCCCTTGGCGATTCCGGTTCAGCTGGAGAATCGAGTTCCGCAACTGCTTTAGCCATCTCAGGGGCAAGGGCGTAGATGGCACCACTCTCAGGGTTTCCTGCCGCCTTCAAGATTGCGTCTTTGATTTGCTTTTCACTAGGCATTGAGCATCTCCAATAGTTTGAGTTTGTATTTCTTGAGTTCGAGCATAGCCATACCTTTGTCATCTGGCTCATCTGATGTTTCTTCGGCAACAGGCTTTTCTGGGGCAATGGAATCCAGAACCTCAGTCAGCAGTCTGGTGTCCTCGTCTGTCATTTCTTCACCCATCTCCAGCTTGACTAGAGCGTCGGACAAAGCATCAAGGTCCACGTCTGCGCGTTGAGCAACTTTTGCGAGCCCACGAACTTGGGCTTTGCCGGAAGTGCCCTCATATGCGGGGAACGCCACAATACTGACCTCGTGAATCATAACCTCACGCAAGGTGCGTTCTGAGCCATCCTCCGACCACTCGTCACCTCCACGGGGAACAGAGAAACCAAAGCTCATAGCATCTACGTCACCACGCTTCAGGAGTTCGGCGGCATCACGACCCGTGGAAGTATTGGGTAGCTGGGCAACCACTTTGAGTCCACGTTCATCCTCGACCAACTTCATCGTGCCGGACCGGGTAGAACCCAGGACCTCACTTGTATCGTGGTTCCACAGGAACTTGATATCGTTGCGGGATTTGAGTGAACGGATGAAAGCCCCTGGAGCTATACGCTCCGTGAACGGCAATGGTTTGCTTGGGGAATCGAACAAAGCGGCATACCCTTCAAAGAACATACCGTCTGAGTTTTCCCGGACCTCCATCTCATCCAATGGCGTTTCACGGGTTTCAATAGCAGGCAAAGTATCTCCCCTGTCTTTCTGCTCTTGTTCGAGTCTACCAAACACACCGTCAGCATACTTCATTGCTCGACCTGCGGCACGTTTGCTTGGACCGCTACCCCAAAGTAGATGGGCAACTACTCCTGGGCTGGGGTACTTGTCATTTTCTGGGTCTGCCGCTGGAGCTTCCAGGTCTGGCATGTGGCGAGCTATCCAAGCTCGCAACCTTATCCACTTTTCAGCGGTCACATTACCTTGAGCCATAGCTCTTGCTTCACGAATGGTCTTGTCGGTCAGACCACCGCCACCCTTGCCCTCTTTGACATATTTGAGACCCTGGCGTGCTGAAGCCCTCATGAAAGCTGGCGGGTCCAAGTTGATTGCCCTATCTTGCTTGTCATCGTAGGAACGCAATGAGTCAATCTTGGTGAGGGCGGAGAATCTGTGCCCGACCAGACGGGCAGTTGGTTTCCAGCCGTCATCGCCTTCACGGAATATGCGAATGAGTGCGGCAGGATTTTCTGGACTGGCTTCAACGGTAAAGCTGGAATCAGGCACCTTTATCGGGTTGTCCTGGGATATACGCTCAATTTGACCCTGGGCGACTCCACCAGATGCTTTCCATCTGACGTAATCCCCTTTTGCGAACGATTTTCCCGATTCAGCCCTTGATTGAACAATTTGGAGGCTCCCTGAGCCCCTCTCAGAGCCTTTTATCCCGTCCCGGGGTTCTAGTCCCCGGATAGGGGTCTCATCGCTCTCAGGCGATTCTGGCGCTTCGTGGTTTTCTTGGTTCACCATTAGCGGTCCACCTCATCGTCGTAGACTGATTCTGGGTCAGCCTCATCTATCTGCGCTACCGGTTGAAGCTGTGAACTTGGGACCCCAGTGTGCGGAATTGGCGGTAGCCCAAGTGCTTCTAGCACCCCTGCTGGGTCAAAACCTGCGACCACCAGTTGTTGTGCCGCCTGGACCTTATTCTTGGTTGCCGTAATGTCAGAGTCAATAATGTTTACGTTAGCTAAGGGGACCCGCACACTATTTGCGGAATCCTGTTCCATTGGAGGTAAGTCCTCCAGCCTGCGAACATCGTTGATTGTCAAGAATCCTGACTGGAGCCCTGTCGAATACGAGGCAGTACGGGTTTGGAGGTCGGAGCGAACCAGACCATCCATATTGAACTTGACGTATGCGTTCTCCCCACGAGGCAAGCGGTCAAGCAATGTGCTGAACGCGCTTTCAATCTTGGTCACAATGGGTCGCAAGCCGTGGGTTATCCAAGCAAGGTTGTTCTGCTCAACGCTGGCGTAGCTCGTCGTCCCGGGAATCCCCAGCAAATGCGGGGGCACATTGAAGGCGCGAGCGATATCCTCTACCGCCATCCTGCGAGCATCTATAGCCTGCGACTGCCCGGGGTCCACCTGCGTTGCCTTGAACGTAGCTCCACCGGACAGCACACCAGTTTTGTGACCTCTGCGCCATCCCCGGTGACGGGAATCGAAACCTTCAGCAAGATTTTTGGCTTGCTCTGCGGTCAGGTTGCCGGGGAACTCAATAATTCCATTTAGGTTGGTCCCATTTCCAAAGAATGTTGCAGCGAACTTTTCAAGAGCCATCGCCAGACCAAAGTTTTCCTTGAGAGCTTTGACCCTTGACACGCCACGGAGCACCCCAGGGCGTACTACGTCAGGAATCCAAAGAATCTGCTCTGATGAGAGGTTTCGCTTTTCACCCTCAACTTGGAACTGGACCCTCCCAATCCCACTACGCTTGATTTCTACCGTCAAGGGGTTTAGGACCGTCAAATTTACAATCTTGCCCTGCTTGTTACTGAACACACGGACAAACGCATTACCGTCAAGGAGCAAACTGACAATTAGTGAATTGTAAAACGCTTCACGGGGCAGGTCTACGTCTGGCTTCTTTACCCAATCCGGCTTTGGCTCAAAGATTTGCCTTTTGTCATCCACCCGGATGTAACACCCCATCGGCAAAGTGGAGATGGTGTCAGCAATAAGACTGACTGCCGAGAATACGGCATTGACTTGAAATACTGTTTCGTCATTGATATTTGTGGCAGACAAAGTGCCGATAGCAATGTCATCGCCTGACTCAAAAATACTTTGGTAGCTTATTGCTCTCTGCTCGAACAATCGCTCAAATACCATTACTTGCTAACCGCCACTCCGATGAGGATGGCGAATATGCCACCTATGATGAGTCCAGCCGGGATGGAGAGCAGGCTTACGCCACCTGTAATCGCCAGGGCTCCGGCTAGCTGTAGAATAGTAGACATTATCACCTAACTGAAAAATTCAGGAACTAGTAATTCCATTCTACCGGCAGTTGCCCTATCTACCGCAATAACCGCCGCAACAGCTGAGTCAATCTTTCGCGGGCTGTCACGCTTGTCTTTTACAATACGCGGTCCAACTGAGTCAATCTTGACAACCGCATTGTCCAAATGCCTTGCGAGAGTAGGGTCCCCATCGTGGATGAGCCTGTTTTCAATGACCGCATCAAAAAACTTGGTACAAGCAGGGACCATACGCCGGGCACTCGTGGACGGGTATTCCACAATCGGTAGACCGTAATCCTCTAGCACCTGCATTGTTCTGGTCCAGCGATACGGGTCGCAAGCAATTTCCCGCACGTTGCGGTGCTCTTTACAGAAGTCAATAATGGTTTGCTCAACCTCACGAACATCAACCCGCCAATCCTCACCGTGAATCTCCAAATCCTTCTCCCACGCCTTCACCATAAAAACACGGATGGGGTCATCCTCATTTTCCGGGATAACACAACCAACTATCACTGTCGCATCCCCGCTGAACGAGCCATCAAAGCCAAGAATTATTTGGTCGTCAGGTTTCACGTGAAACTTTTGCTCGCATTTATCCCAAGCTCCGGTAGGAAGCCAAGCCAACTGGCTCGAAACCCACTGGTTACAACGCTTGGTCCTGAACTCAGACTCAGGGGTACGGCGAACTGAAGAATGAAAGTCGCTTGGCGCGTTCAGGTCAGCATAGCCAGGGTTTGCTTGCCTCCAAGTTTCCTCATTCCTGTGGTCCCCGTCATTCTCCCACCAAGCCATAAAGAATGTCGGGTCATCTACTTCCCCGCTGGCGATTGACTTGCCGTAATTGTATAAGTCGTAGGCGATAGAGTCCCTACCCGTGCTATCAGCTTTCACCCCGGCAGTTGTAATCGCAAGCATTGTCGCCATACTGCCTCGGGCACCCATAGCAAGCGACATAACATCAAAAAGGTCACGGTTAGGTTGCGCGTGAAGCTCGTCAAACATCACAAAGGTAGGGTTCAAGCCCTCCTTGGAGTATGCCTCAGCCGACAGAACCGTATATGAGCTGTTACCGGCTGGGTAATAAATGGCGTTACGGTAGACCTTCATCATTTTGGATAGCTCCTCAGACTCAGCCACAATCCTTGCCGCATCCTTGAACACGATACGAGCCTGACCCGTCTCTGCCGCGACAGAATACACCTCACCGCCCTCCGGTCCCGATAGGAGAGAATACAGCGCCAGAACCGAACCCAGAGCCGATTTGCCATTCTTGCGGGGCATTCCGACATAGTTGATTCTGTGACGTAGCTGGTCTGTTTCATCGTGAGCGAAAATATGCGTAATCAGGTCTTTTTGCCAGTCCCGCAACCGCAATTGGGTACCCGACTTGCCTGCGACAGAATCTTTGGTGATAATTCCGTACTGTTCGGCAAACTCAATGGCTATATGTCCCTCCCCATGGGTCAAATGCTTTTCAGGTACCGGGGTTAGCCACTTGGGCTCATGGTTTGTGAAGTTCATTGCGTTTCCTGAGTATTTCCTCAATCTTGGATGCCTTCTTGACCTCGGCAACACCAAGTCTGGTCCTGTCACTCGGCGTAAAGCCTAGTAGCGACAGATTTCGCACAATCTGGTTGGAAACTGAGTCTAGCCGCCTAGCCATACCCATATCATCCGAACTCATTACTTTGATTCTCAGATTCCAGCGCTCATCCACAAGCTCACAGGTCATAAGCAAAATTTCCATGTCAGTAATTGGGGATATCCATTGGATTCCTGCTCCCCAAACCTCATCCCACAATCTGCGACCCGGTTTCAGCAAAGGGCGCGGTGGCTCAGGGATTTCTGAAGCCTGCGGGAGTAGCTCAATAGCCATAGGGTCCGGCAACTTGCGCTTACCGGGGTTCCCCGTCTTACGCTTTATCTCCACCGGGGTTGGTGGTCTGCCTCTTTGCGTCATATTCTTGGCTCTCTTGCGTAGGTCTTGGCTTTCAGCCTAATGCTTGCGATGCCTCCCGCCTTGTATTTCACCGAAGCCAGGTCAGGATACCTCCCTGCTACCTCATATATGGCTGAAGTATTTTCAGCCTGACGGTCCTCCACCTCTGCCGTCATCCCTCCAGGGGCAAAAAACTTGGTAATAGGGGTAATCCACTCAAGCCTGACAACCGAGCCATTCATCAAGAATGAACGTAGCGTGGTTTCAAAGTCCTCAGCTGAACTATTGTCCGTAGGTCTGTCCGACCCCGTGACCGCCCCATCACCGGCATAGTTGCCGTGAAATATCCCGCACATTAGGCGTAACCCAACCGTGACCTCATCCTTCAGGTAGAAACCATTGTTGGCAGGGTTCACTCCCCACATTTTGGCGCGATACTTTTTAGCCAGCCTGAAACCATCCTCAACCAGACCATCGAACTCACCCGTATATTCAGCCAGAGCGCTCCCATCCTTCACCTTCAGGTCCCGGATATCATCATCCAAGTTTAGCAACGGGGTCCCCTCGTCATAATACGAGTGATAAAACTGGCGAGCCCTCAACAACCCAGGGACCGCCTTCACAATCTCATACTCTTTGGGAAGCACCCTGCGGTAATCCCGGTACTCCTCATCATTAGCCACGAACACCGTAACCAGTTTGGAGCTTGCTCCATACTTAGCGAGCATGGCGAGCGTAGCGATTTTTAGCAGTTCTGGGCGTTTGTAGCTAGGGATAGCTACCTGATACTCCACGGCTATCCCTGCTTCAGGAATTCACGCTCGATAACACCCCTGGGGATACTAGTATTACCTCTCCTGACATACTTCAAAGCTTGCTGTTTACCGTTACCCAAGAATCCATTCTTTTTGTCCATCCAGACCACCTCCACTAGTCCAGGATATCTTTGGGCGATGATTTCCCTTGCCGCTACGTTTGTCATCTCTCTGGCTATGACCGCTTCCTGCTCTGTGCGAACATACCCGGCGTCCACTACCTCGCTCCGTATGCCTCCTGGGGATATGTCGCGGAGTTCAAGGCTAAAGTATTGAAGTCTTGCGACCTTCCCGTATTTTATGACCGCCTGACAACTGGTTTCACTATCTTCTTCTGCCGACTCCTCGTAAGTGCGCCTTGCCCCGATGAAAATATCATCCCCGGCATATACTCCTTGGAACCCTCCACATACGAGCATATTGCCGACTGAAGCGTGGTTGCTCATGTAGAAACCGTTTTGGGCAAAAGATACTCCCCATAGTTTGGTCCCAAGCGATTCCGCCACCCCGTATCCCTGCCTGGCAATATTTTCCAGGGTCCCCGTATATCTGATTGCGTGTTTCCCGGCTTTCGTATCTGGTCTGTCTACTAGCTC